ATTATGTTAGATATTAATTATTAAAAAAGGGTTAAGAAATACATCTTAACCCTCTCTGTATAAAAATAGAAATTTAATTCTTACAATGTAATCGCTGGGAAAGCTTTAGGCGTAGAAGCCATGTAAGCATTTAAACGTGCTTCAAGGTACTCTGCTGGAGAGTTAGCTGTAGCACTTTCTTCTACTGCGATCAATAACGTAGATGGAGATGCAATTGCTCTATCTAAAGATGCACTTTCGTGAACATCATCAAATTCAATTACATAAACATTGTACGAAGCACCTGCTTTAGCAGCTGTGTAAGGAACTGGAATTGGGAAACCAGTACGGTTTAAAGCACCATCGTATCCTACTGCATCATTTTCCAATGTAGCAATTAGTTCGTAAGTACCTGCACCTTGACTTGGTCCGTTTGAAGCAGCACCAGTAGTTGTTCCGTTAGGATTAGCTACATTGTAAAGGTATCCAAACTCATCAACTTGAGAAGCTAATGTATCGAATCCTTCATCTAAAGAAACTTCAAAAGAAACTTGCTCATATCCGTCTAATGGATTGAAAGTAACTTTTTTACCAGTTAAGCTAATCCCAGCATCACCTGCCATAGCAGCAGCTGTTAATAATGTAGCACATACTTGGTCTGCATTAATTAAAGCTACGAAATCAGTCTCAAGAGTTGCTCCAGTTGGAGTAGCAGTATAAGTTTTAGAAAAACTTCTTCTGTATTGTCTCTCAGAGAAAAGCCCTTTATCGTGAGTGAAATTGATGTGCATTGAAAATAACAATGCAGAAGCTAAAGGAGTAATGTCTCCTGAAGTACCGTTTTCACCGATATAAGTTACTTGCTCAACAGCAGCAGCTGGAGCGATACCTTGGTACTTACGTACATTAGCACCCTGAAGTGGTTGACCAAATTTAGGGCTTCCTAAAACATTAGTTCCCATTACTGGTGTGATTACATCTGAATCAGAGATAGTCTCAGCAGCACCTAACGCAGTTCCATCTCTTTTTAATAAAAGAAATTCACCTTCTGCTAAGTTAGCTGGAGTAGTACCTGTCTGTGCAGCTACTCTGTTACTTACTAAAACTTTAAGTGTTCTATCGTGTGACATTTTTTAAAATTTTTACGATTAATAATTATTCCTGTTTGTTCAACTCATTAAGTTGAGTTTGATACCTCTGACTTTCAATATTTTCAAGAGTCATTGAAACTGCCATTTCTACGATTTCTTGATGAGTTTGTTCTGCAAGCTCACAATTAGTCGAAGTTGATAACTTAATATCTACTGGCTTTTTAATGTATCTAAAAAAATATGTTTCCAGTTCAAAAGAACCATCTGTGAGTAGTTCAACTTTATCATCTAACATAAGTCTCAGGACCTGGTTCTTCCAAGGCTTGTTAAATGGATCTGTCACCACTCTGTTATAATCGTCATGTTGTAGAGGCCTGACTCCAGTCCTTTTTAACTCTACCTCACGAAAAACTCCTGTTCCTGTGTAAGTAAGAATACCTACATTAGTTACAAAAACTTTTCCTTTAGTATAGTCAATAGAGTTGAAGGTAATTGTTCCACTCGTGACGATATAAGCTGTCTGGTCCTTTAAACTACCTGAAGCGGGGGTAATCGGATTACATCCAGGGGCCTTTAAGCTTACTTCTTCATTTATCATAAACCAATAATCTGCAGGTAACGAGACAAAAAACCCATTAGGTTTATTGTCTGTTACTTGTGAAGTTGGTACTGTTAATTCTGCGTTTTTAATTATTTCTCTTAAATCATCTGTACGCTTTTGCGTTGATTCAAAAGTAGCACGCTTAGGATTAGTAACGCCATATCGTTGTTTTACAAATCTTGATTGTGAAAGATTTAAAAACAAATCAATTTCCTCTGGCTCAATGTCAGGGTAATTATTTGTATCTGCTTTATCTAAAAGCAATTTATACGTGATATGCATTTCTGTTACTGTCATTATGCGTAAGCTTCTAATTTATTCTTCAAAGATATTAACAAATTTTGATTTCTTGGGTCTTCTAAGTGAAGAACTGTTGATTCAATATCATGTCCAATTGGTTCGTCTCCTACAAGGTAGTGAGAACCGTTCTTTCTAATCGCATTAATAGCAAGTAAATCTTCAATTAAAACTCTTGTTTTAAATCCTGAAAGATTTACAATAGCATTGAAAGCTTGAGGATCTTCTTGTATAAGTTTATCAACAGCATTTTCAATCATAGTGTGAGACATATTCTGAGCTTTATCTCCTCTAAGTTTAAGAACATCTTTCATCTCTGCTACAGACATTTTACTAAACTTACCGAAAGCAGCTCGTCTTTCACGTACTTCTTGATTATCTTTCTTAGCATCTTCTTCGGCATCATACACTACGTATTCAGCATTCGGCCAATCTTCCATCTCATTAATTGAGTTAGCTACACGCTTACTCTGCATGCAGATGTGGAAATCAAGAACATCTTTTGGATTCATTAAATCCAACTCTAATTCTTTATCATAAATATGAATAGCATATTCTACCCAGTATTTACTATAAGGTGATAACATGTCTTTTTCTAAAAACAAATCAGCTTCTAATTGAGCTTGAGCTGCTTTAGATAATCCAGTGTGGAACCCACCTCTACCTTGAGAAGCTGTTATAGTATCCTTACATTTTGGAAATCTTGTAAATCCAGACCATGTTTCTTTTCTTTTTGCTTTAATTACTACCTTTCTGTTTTGGTAGATATTTGATGCGTTTACATCTATTTCTACTGGTTTAGCAGAAGTAGGCATCTCTTTAACTGCTGCAACTGCTTTTGCCACTGCTGAAGGAGTTTTAGCTTTTGTTTTTTTAGGGATTATATCCATTCCCTCTTGATTTTCTGTGTTATCCTCTAACATTTCTTTTTCCTTTTATCTCTATGAATATTAATTTCTCTCTCTTTTAAATAAGGCTGGACTATCTCAGCCCAGCCCTTATTTTATTTTCTGCTTACTTAGTAGCTGTACAGATTAATTCACCACACGCAAATGGGTTTTTAACCATAATACCACACTCAGACAACATGTGTACTGAGTAACCATCTAAGTTAGATGATCTCATTGTTCCAACAGATTTTGCAGGATTTCCGTAAGGATCGATTGATCCAGCTTCATGCCACATAATCATGTCTGAATCTTTTTTGTACACCTTTTGGATGTTAGATTCTCCACCTTGAGTACCGAAGTCTAAGATAGTAAATCTGTATGATTCAATTGGTCTACCAGTTTTCCAGTGTACCTGTCTGTTACGAACAGTGTTATCGTACAATGGTAAATGTTTCAATGTGATCTTAGTACCATTCAATCCTTCATAAGTTTTGAATTGTCCACCTAATTTCAAATCTTGACCTTTACCAGTAACGAATACTGAATCAACAAGACGGTATTGGTTTACTGAATCTCTCAACGCTTTGTCGAACTCAGCAAATCCGTATTCACCTGTAAATGCTACAAAGTGTCTGTCAGACTCTGGAGTAACATTGTAAGATAAATCGATTAAGAAATCACGGATGATGTTCTCAGTCAATTCAGAGTAGTAACGTTTATTCGCTGGAGCAATTTGCTCACGAATACCAGCTCCTTCAAATACTGGTAAACCATTGTTACCTAACATATCTGTAGTTCCTGTTGGAGTTGAAGAGTACTCAGAGTACCATAAAGAAGCTTCAACCTCTCTGTACCATTGAGCCATAGCTTCCCACTCAGCGAACTTAGTCCATAATTGAGTAGATTTTTTTGGATCTTCTGGATTTGCTAATGAGATAACTAAAACGTCAGTCGCTGCAGAACGTGTAACTGTGTAAGACTTTCTCAAAGTCGTTAAATGATTTCTCATTTTGAACGGAGTAGAGAAAGTAGTATTTCCACCAGTTGAAAATTCAGGTACAGTTGTGTACTCTTTTGAAAGTTGTTTACCAACTTGTAATAACGCAGGATCTACAAATTTTGTAGCATCGTTACCAGTCAATTTAAGAGTATAAACCCATCCTTGACCATTATGAAATGGATCTTCCATTACACGAGCACGGTATTCTCTGTTGTCGAATACTAAAACATCTTGATTAGCGAACCATTTTTCTTCCAAAAGAACCTGGAAAGATTGCTTATTAAGACCAGCATTAGCACCAGCTAAAACACCAACGATTTTAATCGCTTTTTCGTCATCTCCTTGTAAAAACCAGTCATACTCACGGTTTCCTAATTCTTTTGATCTTCCCATTCCAGAAGTCAAATATTGTAAAGGGTTTTGCCCTTGCATACCAAAGATTCTGTGTACGATTGTACTAATAACCTCTGGTTCTGTTAAAAACGCTCTTGAAAGGTGGTTTTGTTTTGTAAAACCAGAGTTCCATTTCGTTTTATAAAGTTGTAATCCGTTTACTGACATTACTTTAATTTTTTACGATTAATAAATAATTTAAAGAAGTCTCCTAAATGATGATAAGTCTACGTCATCAGTATCTTTAGCTTTTCTCGTTCTTTTACTTTGACCTTTCAACTTCGTAGAAGAATCAAGGTTTGATAAACTGTCACGAAGTTTGCTCGAAACTTTTGTTTTGACTTTTTTCTCAATTGTGGAGAAATCAAATTTGTTGTACATTAACCAGGCCATTTTCAATTGCGCTTCAGAGTCAGCTTCAATATCTGAGAGCAATCGAGTCTTTCCTTCTTTATCCGACTCCGTTATGTACTTAAAGAAGTCTTCTTTCTTTTTAGGAGGTATTTGAAAACCAGCAATCTCCTCTTTTTCGTCAATAGTTTTTTTAATACTTTCAACGTAATCTTGGTGATCTTTGATTCTTTTCTGATGCTCCTGCTTTTGACCTTCTACAAGTCCGTCTTCATACTCTTGTTGTTTTCCAGCTAACTTAGGTAAAACTCTTTTAGCTTGTTTTTCAAGTAATCCAGACTCTTCGTAGTCTTTCAATTGCTCGGCTACCTCCTCATCAGAATATCCTTGTAATCTCATCCAATCAGTTACCAGTGCTTTTTGGACAGATTCTTTACTAAGCATGTTATCATCTAAGCTCTTATAATCAGGCATAGATTGTTTGTCTTCGACATATTTTTTAGGATCTCCTCCTGCTTCTAAATATTCAAGGAACGCTTTTGCCTCACTTGGCACGGACTCTTTGTATTTGTTTACTGCTTTTTCGACTGTTTTATCAATCATAGTAAGTAAACCTTTTTCAGAATCTTCAAACTCTTCTTCGTCAAAATCAGCGATTCCACTTTCATCTAAAAACTTACCAAAAGTTTTAAATGGAGAATCTTCTTCATCATCGTCATCAGCGTCATCCTCATCGTCATCATCCTCATTGTCATCTTGCTCTTCTTTTTTTGAATCGCTTTTTTTATCTGACTTTTTATCTTTAGATACTTCCTCTGGAGTGTCATCTTCCTCATCATCGTCTTCTTCATCAGTTTCTTCTTCTAATGAAGCTACGTTTTTGATTTCAATTGAATCATCTTTTCCAGTTCGTGCATCTACGATACCACCTTTCCCATCAGGACTCTCATCTCCTGTTTTTCCTGGGTCTTCTTCAAATAGACTATTACCAAATCCTGTCTTTTCATCATCACTCACTACTGAGTCTGATGCAAGTAGGTTAAATCCTGATAAGTCTAAGTCTCCTGTCTCTATTTTACTCATGTTTACAAATTTAGAATTATAATCAAATTATTTATACTTATTAAACTTTTTTTCTCTCATACTATAGCCCTTTATTGGTTTGGCTTATTACTTTCGGCTTTTCTAAGCTCTAATTCACGTTCTTTTAGGTTTAATTCCCTATTAGATTTTTCTCTTTCATCAGCCATCTTTTGTAACTTCATATTGTTTTCTGTTACATATTTTTCTCTGTCTATAGAATCTCTAACCCCATTATTGTTACGATCTATATCCATAAGTTTTGCTTGAGCTTGTATATTAGCAACTTCAACTTTAGTAGCATTAGCTTCAGCAGCCCTTCTGTCCTCTCTATTTTGTTTTTCGATTTCAGTTTGTTGCATAACTTCAGCAGCTTTTGTTTGAGCTTCTCTATCTGCTTGCGCTGATTGTTCTTGTCTCTGCTCTGTTTTCTCCTGGCTTCTTTCAAGCTCTCTTGTAATTTCTGCAAGAGAATCTGTTTGCATCATTTGAGCAAAAGAAGATATTTTCATATTTCCTGACTGCATTGCTTGTTGTGCTGACATTCTTAATGTTTCAAGAGCTTTAATATCTTTAGAACTATTAGTTATAAAAATACCATACTCAGCATCATGGAACATTCCTTCTTCTAAATCAATAAATACTCTGGACATATCACCAAGTACATATTGTAATTTTTTAGTGCCTCTCCATGCTATTTTAGCTACATCAATAAGTGCTTCGTAAACTCTACGTTTAACTTCATCATGGTTTGAAAACCAATATTCTGTAATATGACTCGATTGTGTTACAGCTCTTTCTGTATTACCAACTAATTCTGAAGAACTAATTTGTCCCATACGTTGTCTTGACACACCTGCTAATTCTTCTAACTCAGTTTTAATCTGATTCAACATCATTACGTGTTGATTGATATAGTTACCCATCGATAAATCTATAGAACTAAATTGATTGAAAGTAGAAGTCTGGCCTTGTTTCCCTTCTTCTGCAGAGTTTATAAACATAATACCCATAGACTCTAAATAGTATAACCAACTATCTACATCCCATCCTTCTGAACGAGGAATCTGAGCAATATCCATTACAGCTAATTTTCCTTTAGATTTAGCAAACGCTAATTCGGTACGGTACATTAGTATATTGTACATGTATTGATAAGGTTTCATTCTATCAATTAAAGAAATAGATTCTGAATTTCTTGCATTATATAAATACCCTACATATCCTGACTTACAAATTGCTGGATTATCGATACTTCTTCTTTGGTTAGCTTTCGCTTGGATATTTACATAAATATCATCTCCAATTTTAGTACCTTCCCACCATTCATTAACCCAGTCCCATTTAATACGCATAGGTAAATCTGTTAATGAGTCAGTCCAGTTATAAAACTTATCTCTATCCTTGGTAGCCTCTGAAGGAACATCAAAGTCTTCATCAACGATTTCTTCATCCCAATTTTCTGTTTCAGGATCGAATACCTGTAAAAACCCTATTTTCTTCAGAGATTTCCACTCTACACGAATAACTCTTACGTTTCCTTCTCCGTCATAAACATTTGCACCACTATTTGCACTTCTGTAAGCATCATCACCTTGGATTCTTATTTCAGATACATTGTAATTCAAATCATTATTTGGAGATTTACCAGAACCATGGTTAGTCATTTCTTCTATGTCACATATTTCTTTCTCCGTTAAATCTTCATTAAATTCATCTATTACAGAACCTAAAGCCATCCATCTTTCTTCGATCACTGCTTGAGCGTCTTCTATGTATGGATTATCTTTATCTGTTACTACTGTAATGTCAAGTGGATTACAAACACGTACTATTGGTTTTCCACCTACTGTACCAACCCAATAAATTTCTCTACCAGATAAAAGAGCATCTTTCATTCCATCATTAAACTTAAATAAAAGTCTTTGTTGCTCTTCTAAATATTTTAATAAGTCGTGAGCAGTTTTCTCACGCATATCTTGGTATTCGTATTTTAAAAATTTATCTAATTCTTCTGGAGGCATTGGTGGTCCACTTTCTCCAGGAACTCCACCATTATAAGCTTGCTCAAATACTTTAACTAATTCTTTTTGAATTATCTCAACCTTTTCTTTTTCGATTTCACTTATTGCGTCAGAGTTAGTTGTAATAGCTCTGTAATTTAAAGGTCTTTTGATTTCTTCTCCAATTAACAAATTAATTTTAGGAGATATAATATCATAGTGTTGTAAGTTTGCAGGAAACTCTCCTTGCTTCATTCCATACGGATTTGTTACGTATTCAAAATCTGAAGGATCTAATTTACCATTATATAAATCGTAATTTACTTGTAAGTTTTGAGAAGTACCAGAAGCACCAGAAAAACTATCTGATGTGACATAAGTCTCAAATGAGTCTATAATTGTTTTACCCCAATCTTTTGTTTTCTTACTTTTAGGTAATTTCTGTCTTGGTATATTATTTTTTCCTGAAGCTTCCATACTTTTCTTTTC